AAAACAACAATATAGCTCTGTCAAAACGCAATGTAGCGGTAATTTCTGCAATACCATCGTCATCCATTGACAAATCACCGAATCCTACGTTGGTAAGCATTGTACCATCTAGTAACCACTTCTCAACAACCACACCAGTTGGGTCAAGCATTTCAAGCTCTACTGGACGTTTGTAACCAGCGGCATAACCTTGACGACCTGTGATAGATTCAGAGTGAAGACGAACCCACTCCATGATTGCTTGAGACGCAGACGGACCAATTGGGTCACGGAAAGTAACATCAATTGCTTCCCATGTAAAACGACCAATAACCCATGTAGAAGTGTTAAGGAATTGAATTTCAGTTTCATTTTGCGAAATTGAAGGTCTTGATGCAGATGCCAACCACCATTGTTGGATACCTAAGTCAGAAGGGAAAGTAATAAGCCAACGATTTTTTCTTTTAGGTTCGTAAGGCAAGGGCATTTTCATTAATAAATCAGCCATATTTTCTTGTTTTTTAAAGTATTTATTAGTATATTTGTAATACTAAAATTATTGTTTAATATAAATATAAGAAAACACAAAATAATTCAATAAATGAGTAAAAAAGAAAAGTTTATAGTAAAGTGTGAAAATAAATTTGGTAATAAATATGATTACTCAATGAGTGATTATATAAATTCTGAAACCAAAATTGATATATTATGTAATAAACATAATATAATTTTCAAGCAAACACCAGCAGAACATTTGAGAGGTAAAATTGCTTGTAATTTGTGCACTAGAAACCCAAAAGTTAATTCTGATTTTTTCATCAACAAAGCAAAATCAATTCATGGAAATAAATACGATTATTCAAAAACCATCTATATTGATTCAATCACCAAGGTTAAAATAATATGTAAAAAACATGGTGAGTTTGAAGTTTTACCGAATAATCATTACAAACAAAATTGTCCAAATTGTTTTAATGAAGATAGATTTTTAACAACTGAATTGTTTATTGATTTGGCTAAAAAAATACATGGTGATAAATATTCTTATTCAAACTCAATTTACACCAACTCCAAAAACAGAATTAAAATATCTTGTTTAGAACATGGTGAGTATGAACAAATACCTAATGACCATTTATCTGGCAAAGGGTGTCCAAAATGTGGTTTTAAATATAACAATACTGAAAACGAAATCAAAAATTTCATTAAAAGTTTGAAATTATCATATATCGAAAACACCAAAAATATTATATCACCACTTGAATTGGATATTTATATTCCAAGTCATAACTTAGCAATTGAATTTAACGGGTTATATTGGCACTCTGAAATATATAAATCAAAAAATTATCATCTAAATAAAACACTAGAATGTGAAAAACAAGGAATACAATTAATACATATTTTTGAGGATGAATGGTTATACAAAAAAGACATCGTAAAATCAAGATTGATAAATCTATTTGGAATGACACCAGAAAGAATATATGCTAGAAAATGTCAAATTAGAGAAGTTACACACATTGATAGTAAAAATTTTTTAAATATGAATCACATCCAAGGTCAACTTAACTCATCAATCAGATTGGGGTTATATTTGGATGATGAAATAGTTAGTCTCATAACATTTGGTGGTCTTAGAAAAGCATTAGGAGCAACTCAAAAAGATGGGTCATATGAACTATTAAGATTTTGCAATAAATTAAACACAACTGTTATTGGCGGTGCCGATAAACTACTTAAAAACTTTATAAAGTTATATAAACCAAAAGAAATCATCAGCTATGCCGATAGGCGTTGGTCAATAGGAAACCTATATGTAAAATTAGGTTTTGATTTAAAACATTATAGTCAACCAAATTATTTTTATGTAATAGATGACAAAAGAAATAACAGGTTTAATTACAGAAAAGACGTTCTAATTAAAGAAGGTTTCGATAAAAATAAAACTGAACACGAAATAATGTTGGGTAGGAAAATATATAGAATTTATGATTCTGGGACTATATGTTTTAAATTAATAGTTAAAAAGTAAAATAAATTTGGTTTTACTAATTTTTTTTATTACCTTTGTATAAATCAACACAAATGAAAAGATTATTCACCTTTATTTTCCTTATTTTATCCTTAGCCGCTTCGGCTCAAGACATTGAATTAATGAACTATGTAAACGCATACAGAATTCATTATAATAAACCAACTTTATCATGGTCAAAAAATATGACTGATATTGCCAAAGACCAAACACAAGTTATTATTTTACAAGATAGTCTTAGCCATTCACATTTGGCACCAGAAATAGCCACAATGGGTACGACATTACCAGCAACACAAGCCAATAAAGACATGTTTGCTGAATTTTTGAAAACAACATTCAACATTGATTATGTTGAGCCAAAAAATGACATCGATGTTAATAAAATGGTGAAACTGTATATAATTTACATGTTTGATAAATCACCAAAACATAAAGCTATTCTTTTGGGTGATTACAAATATATTGGTTTTGGATTGGTTATTAAAGACATAAAATACAAACCAAATACCGTTACAATTGGTGGGAAAACAATAACATTAAAAAAGTTTACAGAACATTACGAGGTAAAATTTTATTCAGTGTTTGACTTTAAAACTTTGTAAAACAATTTACCGAACCTCTGTTTTTTGATTTGCTACGTTTACAACTAACTTTTTTGTTTTTAAAAGTAACTTTGTTTTTATTATCTGAAGTCATAAAAACCTTGGCTAGTTCAAATCTATATTTTTGAACTATCTTTTCTGGTATAGGGTTTTCTTCTGGTAATTCTTGTTTGTATTCTACAACCATCTTTATTTTAACGTAACGATATTTAGATGTTTTACCCCTCAATGCTTCTAAAGCTACTTTATCGTCTTTAACTTTTAAAAATTGATTGGTACTGACAACATCAGAACCATTGTTAGGTATTTCTCTATGCGTTATACTAACATTGCTATCCAAATCAGTAATTAAATTAGATACGCTTTTTGTTCTTAAACCAGCCAATTGTATATTGCCTGTTGGGTCTTCATCAGTCTTAAATTTAAGAACTCTTTCAGCATCTGTCGATGATTCAATATTAACTGAAATAATTCTACCACCAGAAGCTTTGATAGAATCCATTGCTGAAGTAATAACATTAACACCATTAGAACTAAGAGTATATCCACCAGTAATAAATAAATTATCATTCCCCAATTCTAGTTCTACGGTATCTTTGATTGTTACTATTGTTCTAGTAACATTACCCTTCGTTGTATCTGAACTTATTTCAGCTTTTTTTAAAGCATAACCCCTAGCCAATTCAATATCCAAACTCGTCAAATTATCAACAACCGTATTGCTAACCTTATAATTTATTTTGTTATCATCAGCAACTTTATTAAAATTATCTTTAATTTTTTCAGCATTCTTGGCCAATAAACTATCTGGATTTTTCATTCCTTTTTCTTGGTAAGCTCTTGCCAATTCACGTGTTTTGTTTTCGTCTTCTAGGGTGGCCTTTATTTGAGCCATTGTTTGGTTATTTTTAAGAGCGTCTTGAGCCACCGCTTTATTAACACCAGTCAAACCAACCCCCATAAGCAAAGCAACACCCAAAAGAACATCTTTCCAACCTTCTTCTAATAATTCTGGACCCAAGTCTATGTTTTCATTTAAAACGTTCTTAGATGCGTTTAAACGACTTTCTTGCTCACGCAATAAAATTGATTTGTATTGCTCAGATGTTATTCTTATTTTGGTCATGATTTGTTTTCTCTATAAATATTGCCATAAAACAAAAAAGCTCCCATTTGGAAGCCTTTATGTTTATTTTTAAATAGATTAGATGTTATTGAACGAAGCACCAGTGTTCATGATAACAAACTCAATTTGGATGAATTCAAGACTTCTTGTTGGTTTCAAGAAGATTTGACCAGTCAATTGATTTCTGTCGATGTCTTCTGGACTGCTTGAAAGAACAACACGGAAGTCAGTTAAACCTCTTTCAGTTCTGATGTTGTCCAAGATTGGATTAACCAGTGCCAAGAATTGGTTTCTAACAACTGAATCGTTTTGTTCAAATAACAATCTGATAGATACAGCAGAGATAAGTTTTCTAGCTTGCAACAACAATCTTCTAACGTTGATTCTGTTAAGAGCTGTTTCTTTAACTTGAAGAGTTTTATTACCCCAGATTTTGATACCATCAGATGTGAAAGTAGCGATTGGGTTAATTCTGTTTTCGTAAAGAGTATCTCTTTCCCCCTGTGTAAGTTTTTTACGAGCTTGGATTGCATCAACGTCACCACGTTGGATACCAGCAACCGCAAACCATGGGAATGCAATGTTGTCAGTCAACGCAATGTTACGTACTACGTCTCTGGTTGGTGGAACGAAAATCAACACGTTGTTTTCAGCGTCATTGATTTGAACCCATGGCCAGTAAGTACATGTATAGTTGCTATCAAATTGGTCAGTCAAGTAATCAGCTGCTTCTTGTGCAGTCAACGCTGCATCATTATAATAATCTGGTGTGGTTACAACATACAATGAGTCAGCTCTTTCTTGTTCAACCATTTCAATTGAAGCTTCAATCAAGTTTGTGTTGTCAATTGTATCAATACCTGGAGTTGCAAATACGTTGATGTTTACTGCTTCTGGGTTTCTAAATGTCCATATAGCTTCTAAGTATGCGTAGTAATCAGAGTTGATACCCAAGTCACCGTTGGTAAGAGTTCTGTTTTTGAATGCACCACTAGTTAAACCAGCTTGACCCCTAGTTCCATTGATAATGAAACTGTCAGTGTTGGTTCTTCTAGTGTTATAAACATCCCATCCATCAAAACCACCGTAAGGTACAAAAGTAAATTTACGAGCGAAAACCTTTTCGTAGTCAGTACCATTCAAACCAGCATCTGTTCTAAATTGAGCATTACCTGTATCAAACAAGAAGATTGGGCTGTAAGTACCACCACTAGTATTAATTGTAATAAAAACGTTGTCAATTGTAACACCAGTAGCGTCAACATCCATGTGGAAACCTTTGGTCATACCAGTCCAAACATCTGGATTGGTTGTTGTAGGTTCACCTTTGTAATCAAAGAAATCAGAATCAATACCTACGGTTTCAGAAATACCTAAATAGTATTTACGTTTGTTTTCAAAAGTACCATAAGTTTTTTTGTACATAATTGTCGGGTCAAGTACGCTTGAATTGCTATTTGTTTGATAGTTACGAATTGGGAAACCAACGAAACCAGCTGGGAACGCATCGCTTGTATCTGAAGTATCATCCATTTCAATCAACACGTATGAAGATTTAGAAACGTAAACACCATCAGTAGTACCAATTTTTCTACCAACATAGTTAGCTGAAGTTGGGTCCATTGTACAACGAGTGTAAGCTTCCAATACTACTGGAGATGCATCAGTATCGTAGAAACTTCTAATATGGATATCAAATTCTCTAGAATCTGGTTTGATATTCATAATAGAAATCTTGAATTGTTCATTTGCAGCATTACCATCAGAAATAGTAATGAATCTAAACAATCTTAATACTTTATTACCACGCAATTCTGATACAACATAAGGAGTTGTAGCTGATTTAAACTCTTGTAAATAATCAGAGAAAGTTTTGTTGTAATTTATAGGTGTTTGTTTGATACCCTTTATCTTACCATCAGCATTTAAACTTGTAAATAAGTGGTCATATAATTCTTCTACAAACAAAGCAGTTTGACCGTCTTGTGCACCTCTACCCAATACTTTAGGCAAGTAGTTTCTTTGTGTTTTGTCCATAGAAACTTGGTAATTAAATAATCCTTGAAGAGTTGATTTACCACTCAAAGAGAATGTACCTAATGGGTCGTTGGTTGCTGCTGAAAATGCTGGGTCAAATTTAATACCAGTCGTACCTGTAACTTCAAACGCTGGTAATTGAGTAGACACGTTAACTGTACCTCTAGAACGCAACAACGCTACTAATTTGTTCTCAACATCACTATATGATGAACCAGAATAATAAACAGTCACACCAGTTGTTGTACCAGTAATAGATGTTGTCATACCAACACCTGTATAACTTGTTGCATTAACATATAAATTGAAAGATGCGCCTGTAAAACTAGAACCTATCTTGATAAATGAAGCACCAATACTTGTACTAGAACCAATTGAAGCTGTTCCTAAATAAGATAACGCATCTGTTAAGTTTCCAGCGTTAATCAAAGATTGAACCAATGAATCAGAAGATACAAGTTTTGTTATTGTACCAGAAGATGTAGCTGAGAAACTAATCAACGGATTTTTTGATGAACCACCAGCAGTTGTGCCAGTAGTTGCGGTATCTAATGCCGCATCAAGAGTAACACCCCATGCCAAACCAGCATCATAACCAGAAAAACCCAATACTCTTGTTACGAATAATTGGTTTGATTGAGAAAGATATGATTTTGCTATATAAGGTAATTCATATTGTGGAAATCCAGTATCTTTTACTTTGGTAGCGTTTAAACCACCGAAGAAAGATTGGAATTCACCATAATTGCTAATAAAAATTGGTTGGAAAGCTGGGCCAATTGTGGTTTCACCTACCAATCCAAGGGTCGTTACACCTACTTGTCGTGTAACAAATGTTAAGTCTTTTTCTGAGGTATAAACACCTGGACTAACGAATACTTGTGTTGCCATATTGTTTTTGTTTTTAATTTATTATTTACTTTATCGTTTTGTTTATTATAAATATTAGGTTTTATTCAAAAGTAGTGCCCATCAAAAAGATATATTTATTTTAGTGTGTTTTTTTTCATACTTTTGTCATACTTATACGAAAAGACACTATGAAAAGGGATAAGAATATAAAAATAACCACAAAAACACATGAAATGCTTAAGAAGTATTGTGAACAAAATGGTTTAAAGATGTTTTCTTTTGTCGAAAAATTGATTCGTGATACGTGTACACCTAAGAAAGACATCTATGGTGAAAATTAATTAACACTAGAAAAAATAATTTTTTCTTCTTCTAGGTTAATATTATAATACCATTTACTACCGTTTTCATCAATTACATAAAACTCTAAATCATTTACAAAAGTAACGATTATAGTTTTATCTTCTAATTTTATACTATCGGTCATTAATTCATAACCACCGTAATTACCACCACTTAATTTCATAATTTAATAATTTTATTCCCAATATCCATTTATTATTATGTTTCCTCTGTAGTATAATGAACTAGTTGTTATACCTACAGGTATTTTAAGTATTATATGACAATATGTCCCAGCTTCCACCATTAATGGACTATATAAAGACACAGGGGCTTCAAACATAATCATTCTATCAGCCATTGTACCACTAACAACGCTTGGTGCAATACTTTGTACCCCCAAACCAAGTCTCCTTGCTGAACGAGTACCACCTGTTACTGAATCTTGTTCTGTTAAATTTACGGAAGTCCCACCAACACCAATAGTCCATTGAAGTGTGGTTCCAGTTGCCGCCATAGTAGCACCAGATGTAAACGTATTAACATAAACATTACTAATAACAAGTGTTTTCCCAGGTATTGCAACAGTACCAACTGGATTTAAGTAAGCAAAGATAACATAATCAGTTTCAGAACCACCAGTAGATAATATTGAAAAATCACCACCAAATGTTGTATAACCAGCGATAGTGTTATCTAAAGCGTTAATATTATTTGGTGCTGTGTTATTTATAATATTTGCACTTGTATTACCACTTGCTAAAAATGGTTGACCATCTGGTGTTGCTATTGAAGATTGACCATTTGTAACAAAACTAGCTCGATAATCTTTATTACTCTT